CAGACCGACTGAACGTCAGTCTCGGCCCCTTTATCTCAAAACTGACCAAACAAGTTAAATCTATTTGGTCGCCGGATAACAAGATTTGTTATTCAGCCGGTATGACAGCCGAGGAGATAGGGGCATGGCGAGAACAATTTGGGGATGAAGACGTCCTCATTTTGGAATTGGATGAAAGTAGGTACGACGCGCACCAGGGGCGTCGATGCTATCTTACTTTCAAGAGGTTGGTCATCAAATGTGGTGGCCCAGACTATGAGAACGTCATGTTCGCTCTCAAGTCCATGGAGAAAACGAGAGGTTGGTCGTCGCACGGCATCTCTTACTCCGTTGATTACACGATGACCAGCGGAGCACCCATGACCTCAGTTGCCAATTCATGGCTGAACGGCACAAAGTTGTCGTATATCCTTGATCGTGCCGGGTTCCCGGACTACAAAATCCTCGTTCACGGGGACGACAGTCTTGTCGTCTTACGAGGTAAGTTTTCTCTGATCCAGCAGCGCGAAATGCGAGCAGCTTTGCTCTCGTACAACGTGAAGCTTGGATTTACAACCAAACTCAAAATGGAAACTGAGTGGCCATTAGTGGAGTATTGTTCTTCGCTTTTTTGGCCCACCAGTGACGGTTTCGTATTGGGACCCAAAATCGGCAAAAGATTGCCGAAAATTGGGTTTTCCTTGCGTGACCTGAAAATAGGAGAGGTAAAAGGTATGTTGCTCGGTTTGTCGATCGAGGCTTCCTACGTGCCTGTGCTGCGCGTCTACGCAGCTCACCAACTCTCTCTGTTAGCGGACGTCGAGGAAATCGCGTTCGTTGACAAGAGGAGTTCCTACAAGAGTTTGGCAGTCAGCAAGCATCATTGCTGTGAGGAAACAGCTTATTTCTTCCTAGTTCGCTACGGGTTTGAACATACACAGTTTGAGACCATGTTAGCCGAAGAACTGACAAGCACTTTGACGGATTGTGTGCCTTACGACGCACTTTCCCTCTTCACGTCGATTGATTTGTAGTTTTTATTAGCTTTGCGACTTAACAAACTGTTTTCTTTGTCACTTTATTTTCAATGACTTACAGATATCACGGTAATTGGTGTGGCCCTGGGTGGTCTGACGGGCGTTATACGCCTTCTACCCCGGGTTTCGCACCTGCCGTGGATGAATTCGATGAAACGTGTCGTCAGCACGATTTCTCTCTTGCAGGTGGGGCGAGAGACCAAGAAGCGGATGCTCGCTTTGTGCGAGCTAATGCCGGGAAAGGGCTTAAGAGGACAGTGGCGGCCGCCGCTGTCCAACTTAGGTCCTTTTCTGACACACTCCTTGGGCACGACCCACCATTACAAACATTTGCTATTACGGATAAAATGAAAAACGGCAACATGCGCGGTACGCCGCCTGCTGCCAACAAAAACAACAAAAAGACCAACCCAACCAAGTCTGCTGGTTTAACGAAATCGCAGACTCTTGCCCCAGTGGCCATTGGAACGAGCATTCGAGCCGTCAAGCCCGTTATGTCACGTACAGTGTCCGAAGGCAGGATCCGGGGCAAGGACTTCCTTGGCGACGTTGAGTGCCAGGGAGTCACTACCTTCGGTTTGGGCAAGTCGGCATTGCTTAACCCAGCTTATTTCTTTTCCACATTTCTGGGCAACTTTGCCCGTTCTTACGAAAAATACCGCTGGAACATGTTGCGCATCCATTATGTTCCCAAAGTTGCCACGAGCGCAGCGGGACAGATTGTGATGTGTAGCCAACGATCGGTCACTGAACCTGGTTTGCAGCCGGAAGCCGGCACGTTTTTGAATCGTGCCATGAGCCAAGGCAATGCAGCTTTCAGTCCGTTGTGGACTGCTTCATATATCGACATCGACACCGATTCCGAATTTCGGCTCGTGGATCCCACGACATCTTCGGATCTTGACGATGCTATTCATGAAGAGTTGCAGGTTTATACTCAAGCAGCAACAAGTGGGGTTGTTGGTTACCTTATTGCGGAATATGATATTTCGTTCAAGGAACCAATTTACCAACCTCACAGCACCACCATCCCTATCGCAACCGGACCTGGGCTGAGAGTGAATCTAGTCGACACAGCCGCAGTTAATGCTGTGCTGGACGACTGGTCTCTCTCTGACCCCGCAAGTTCGCTTTCATTAGCGACCGCTCCTAACGGAACTATTTTCCGCGGAGTGCTTGACTTGCAAGATTCGGTTCCTGCGACAGGCGCTAGTTTTGCTAATATGCTGTCCATCAATTTCGCTACCGCAGCGACCACAACCACGTTCACGCGTACACAGGTTGCCATCCCTCTTATTGGGGGCACAACGTTGTACTTCGTGGTTGAAGGAACAACCCTCAAGGTGTATGCTTCCATGGAGGGAGCTATCTCCAACGTGGATCAGTTGTTCTTTCGTCAGATTACTTCTGTCGCTGGTTCGTACGGTTTCGATATGGCGCTTGTCCGACAGGGCAAGCTCACGCTCACGCAAATTCAATAAAAATGATTTTCTTTTTAATCTCTTTTCTTTACCAAGCTTTTCTTTCTCTTTTACCTTTATTAGTTGAAGTCGCAATCAACGCTTACAAAAACGCAAAAACAAACAACAGAAAAAACCAAAAAATCC